TGATTCTCCTTGTCATAGAAGACTTCTGTCTTAACATAGTCTTCGTAATCGCAATTATATATCTCATAGCTGCCAATGTATTTGCAGTCTTTGTAGTACGATTTCATTTCTTTTATGTTAGAGAACTCTAATAGTTCGTAGTGAACATCATTCTGATTCTCCAGTACTCCGAAGTCGAAGGTCTTGTCTTTTAACTGGAAGACTTCCTCTTCTATATATGCTACATTTGCCATGTTGTTTGCTTTATCCGTGTTAGCGATGGCTTACTATTGTTATTATTTCTGCTGCAAAGGTACATAAAAGTTTGGATATAACCAAACAATCTCTTGCTTTTAACATGAATTTAACACATTTCGGTCGGAATATGATAAAAAAGAATAGGGAGTGCTCACGCATTCCCTATTTCGTTATCCTAACAATCTTAAAACCTATAAACCAAAAACCTATGAAAAAAACAAATCGTTTTCTAATTATTTTAAAATTTATATTATGAAGATTTTAATATTATCCTTCCTCTTCTGACATCTGTCTCAACTTCTCGGTGAGGGCATTGTGAACCTCACGCTTATCGTCAAGGGTGACGGTCTGTAGCTTAGGGCAGTTAAACTCTAGTATCTTGATGAAAGTTGATACCTTGTCCTTCGGCTCACACTTATACCATGCAGCCATGAAGTCTTCCCAAGCCTCTCTAGAAAAGTCGGCACACAGTTCACGAAACTCCTTTGTGATAGGAGACTCGTACCCTTTCTGCTTACCTCCAGTCTTTGCTCGACCTTTCTCGAACTGACCTTTTGTATTTCTATCTGCTGCCATTGTCTTAACTATTTTGGTGCAAAGATAGTAATTTGTTGGCAAACGGAAACTTTATCCGTTAACTTACCACCTAAATAAACGGATAAAATACGAATCTCGGATGGTATCTGTATCTTTGTACCATTATTAATAATTAAATTTTCATATATATATGATAGGTGCATTAATAGGTGCTGGGCTTGGGCTTGCAAGCAGTATTGCTGGCGGTATAGCTAACCGCAAGGCGAGACGTAAGCAGGAGCAGATGATTGCCCAGCAACAGAGAGAAAATCAGGCATGGTATGACAGAACATACAATGCCGACCCGACCAAGCGTGCTGATACGGTTCGCTTGCTCACACAGATGCAGGAGCAGATTAAGAACAGAAACAAGGCTGCTAAGGGAAGACAAGCGGTAATGGGCGGTACGGAAGATTCTACTACTGCGGTGAAGGAGGCGAACAACAAGACTCTTGCTGATACTACCTCACAGATTGTAGCTGCAAATGATGCCCGAAAGGATAACATCGAGCAGCAGTATATGAACAGAAAGAATCAGTTGCAGAACCAACAGATGGGTATGGAAGCTGAGAAGGCTGCTGATACTGCCAATGCGGTGGCTGGCGTGGCTGGTACTGCTGCCAATATCGCTGCAACTATTGATAGCGGTGCTGGAGCAAAGAAGGCTCCCAATATGAATGTTACTCAGGAGCAGTTGAATGGTATTGCCAAGAACTCCAATGATGTTCTCGGCTTAAAGGCGAAGGCTACTTCTCTTCCTTCTGAGGGTGAACTGAATAGTCTTGGTGCTAAACTTCAAAAGATTAAAGCATAGCCTATGAAAGCATCAGATATGTTACGAAACAACAATGGCTTGAAGACTACACAGAGTGTTCTCAACAAGCAGCAGAGTGGGGTGGATGCCGCTCAGAAGGCGAATGCTGAGCAGATTAACATGAATACTGCCCAAGCTATGCTGCATGGCAAGGAAGAGCAGCTTACTCCTCCAAAGGATGCACATGAACAGGCGGTAAGGATGAACCAGCAGACTGCTGAGGGTATGCTTAATGGTTCTATCCCTATGGATAAACCATCCGTGCCTATCGTGAAGAAGGAGGAGCCAGCAGAACAGCCTAAGCAGCTATCTTATGCTGATATGTATAAGATACTGAATCCTGAAATGAATGAAACTGCTGAGCAGAGGGCGAACAGAGAGAAGAAGGAGCGTACCAAGGCTCGTATCGCTGCTCTGGGTGATGGTCTCCGTGCGCTATCCAATATCTACTTCGCTACCAATGGTGCCAAGGTGGTACACAATCCTGAGTCGGATATGACTAAGGCGGTGAATAAACGCAAGGCATATATGGATGCTCAGAGAGAAAAGAATCGGGCATCATGGCTGGCTGGGTATCAGAGGGCACTCGCTCTTGATGAGCAGGCAAGGAGCCATGATATGACCTATGCCGAGCAACTTAGACACAACTTGGAGACAGAGGGTGTAGCTAAGACGAAACTAGACCAGAGTCAGCAGAGAATTGATATTAACAGAATGCGTATCACTAACCAGCAGGAATACAATCAGGCTAGACTCGAACTGGATAGACTTAGGAGGGAAGACAAGATTACTCAAAGCGAGAAAGAACTTGCTATCAAACTCCTGAATGCACAAGCAAATCAACTCCGTGCAAACAAGTCTGGTGGTGGTCGTGGCAGTCGTGGCGGTTCTTCTAAAGTAGACTGGGATTCTAAATATCTCAAACTGAATGGAGAGCATCCTTCTGAGGTAGCAAATGCTAGCGAAACCGTAGCAAAGGGAGGTATCAAGCCAAATACTGCTGCTGGACGAAAGCAAGTTGTGAAGATAGTCAGAAAGAGGATTGCCCATAAGGGTTCGTCCCATGGTGGCGGTTCTACGAGTAGCAATAGTCGAGCTAAGCAATTAGCCAAAAAGTACGGATTTTAAAGAGTAATATTATGCCAGATAATGTAGATAAGTTATTTGAAATAATGCAGGCGAAAGGTGCTGCTAGTGATAGAGAAAAGTTCCGAAAAGTATTCTTGACTCCGGGTAATAAGGGGTATAAGATAAGAAAGGATATTTATGATGGTCTCAGGGCAGACGGCATTATAGATAGTCCTACTTATGAGGATTTCAGACGAAAGTTAAGACTTGGTGGTACTCCAACAGTCAATAAGTATCGTCAGCAAATGTTTTCTTCTGTTGACCTAAACAAGAGCAGAGCGTCAGAACTTACTCATAGAGCGGTAGGTCAGGCTGTAAGGGCAACTAACAATGTCCGTAAACCAGTAACCGCAAAGGTTGTGAATCGGAAAGGTAAGCCAACTGGAAAGGAGTTTGCTATTACTCCTGCCAAGACCGTAGAAGACCTTGATAGGGAGTATGCTCAGGAGACAACAAAGAACTGGGAGAATGAACTGCATGACCAGATAGCTGATGCCGACAAGGATGCAGCAAAGATTAGCGATATGTTCAAGTCCTTCATTGGTTCTACTGATGAGGTCGGTAGTGTATGGGGTAATATGACTAGGGGTGGTGGTATCGCTGGTACTCCTCATAGTGTTACTACCAACAATGGTATCTTGGAGAATACAGAAGCCAGACAAATTCTTGCTGCTGGTGACTACAATCGTAAGAGAAGAGAACTCTTGCAGTTGGAGAAGGATTCAAGAAATGGTGCAATCTTTGACAATCATTCTTTTTTTAGAGGAATGTATGATGCTGCCAAAGATACTGGATTCCTGACTGGCGGTGCGTCTGACCTTATCAATGCTGGCTCCTTGCTTGCGACCAAGCAGGATTTGGATAATGGTGTTCATACTGAAGCTGGAGATATGCTGATGCAGCAAGCGGTAAAGAATAGTGATGCACAGAGTCAGTATGGTGACAATCAGGGATGGATGTATACTGGTGGTGTTATCACTACCAATATGGCTCCTTTTATGATGCAGGTTGCTAGTGCAGGATTCTCCAAGGGTATGAGTAACGCTATTGGTAAGGTTGTGCAGGGTGCTGCTTCAAAGGTGGCATTGGGTACTATGGAGAAAGCTACTGGAATGGCTGGTGCTCATATCGCAAACTATATCGGTAAGGTAACTGGTCTTACTACCAAGGCTTTTGGAAAAGCTATCCAGTATGGAATCGTTGGTGCTGCCCAAGCCAATACGGTTGGTCTCGGAAATGTTGCTAACGATGTGATTAACCGTTATACGGGTCAGGTCTATCAGGATGAGCATGGTAACTACAAGTTCGGCACATTTGATACTGATGGTAAACTTGTGCATGAAGGCGGTGAAGACTTCCTTACTGCCCTTGTAAAGGGTGAGGCGGCTCAGACTATTGAGTTTGCTACTGAGTTGGCTGGCGGTGGTATTGATGCTGTGGGTACTGCCCTGAAGAACTTCGTTACCAAAGGTGGCAAGAAAATTATCAACAAGTACAACATGGATAATGTTTCCAAGGTGATTGACTTCTTGCTTAATAATAAGGTGTCAAAGAATGCAAGATACTTGAAGGCTGGTGCTGACAGAACACTTGGTAAGGTGGAACTCAATAGCATCGTCGGTGAGTCTCTGGAGGAAGAGTTGGGTATCATCGCCAACACGGTCTTTACTGGTGACAATAAAATCTCTGACTTGTGGGATGAAAAGCAGCAGTCACAGATATGGGGCGGTATGCTCTTGTCTATCGGATTGATGAAGGGTGCTGTTGCTCCTTTCCATGCTTATAATGCCAAGCAGTATTATTCCTATAAGCATAAGCTAGACAAGGCTGATGTAAACTTGTCTCAGTTGCTCGGTAAGGAAAAGTGGGAAGAACTCCGTAATCAGATTGATGCTACAACAAACGATGATATGCCTGAAATGGTAAACAAAATCAATCGTGATGTTGCTCTTGGTAAGAACAGACAGCCAGTGCGTGAGTATATTCAGAACTTGCTCATCATGCGTGGCTATGACATCGGCAACATGCTTGCTGCAAAGAAGGCAGTTGAAGACAAGGGTGAAGGTGTCTCTGTGAAGAATATGGAGAAGAATCAGGCATACCAGCAGGGTCGTGATGCTTACGGCTATGATACACATGAGATTCAGCTAGACCAAGAAGACAAACAGAAGTCTCTTGCCCAACTTCTCGGTATATCAGAGCAGCAGTTGGCATCCATGAGTGATGAGGAACTTGAAGCACTCTCTGGTCGTGATGATAATATTGATAGGGCTATTTATGACTACCAGTTATCTACTGCTCGCTATGAAGGTGTGATTGATAACGCAAGAGACCAGATAGACTTGGAGGTTCAAAGAGCAGCGCAGGCGGTTGATATGTACACAGACAAGTCTCGTAATACAATCCGAAATGCTACCATCAAGGCTACTGGCGGCTTGGAAGATTATGGTGTATATATCATCAATGGTAATATTGCTACCCATGAAGATGGTTCTATTGACATTAGTAATAGCGATGATATGATTCTGTATTATGACCCAACTACTAATACGGTTGAGCATGCTGATGCCATGATGTTTGCTGAACTGGGTAGTGAGGAGAATGCTGATGAAGTGAGAAGTCAGGCTATGGATGATGCCAAGGAGAAGGCTATCAAAGAAACTACTGGTATCATTGATGGTGTTGTTGAGGTAGGCACTCAGTTCAAGACCGTTGATGCAGATGGAACAGAACATACTTATGAAGTACTCGCTGATAATGGTGATGGTACTGCCGTGGTTACTATTGATGGCAACGTACCTACTGAACTTGTCAAAGGTGAGAATGTTCAGGTTCCATTTTCATTTGAAGAGTTGCAGAAGATGAAGGATGCTTCTGACCAGCAGAGATTGCAAGCAGCAAAGGCTCAGCGAGAACAGATGGAGAAGGAACGTGCCGAGCAGCAGATGCAAGCACAGACTACACAAGCAGAGAATCCTTCTCAGGAAGATAATATCCAGCCAGCACCTATCGAAGATAACCTAGACTACTCTGATATAATCAGAGAGGATGGTAAGGTTCAGATGGTAGATGTTTCTGATAAGGATGGAAATAATCTGTTCCCTGATGCTAAAGATGTGTTCTATATCCAAGGAAACAAGATGAGAACCAAGTTTGCTTACATTGATGCAAATGGAGAGTTGAAGACTCAGAGCTTCCCTACTGGCTTGGTTAAGATAAAGACAAGGGGTGAAGTATCTGTTGATGATTACAAAAAGTATCGTGCTACGATACTCTCTGCTGAATCTTCTACTATGCCTGAAACCTCAATGATAGAGGATAATAGTGGCACAATAGAGGCTAATAGAGGTGGAGTAGATGTTGAAGATAACACTCAGCCTTTATCGGAAGCTGATGCTGACAATGTAATCGCCCAGATGGAATCAAGTGCAGAGACCGCTCCTGATTTGGAACTTACACCAGACAACTGGACAGCAGAGTTTGGTGAAGATGGAATCTTATCTACTCCTATAGGTGATGTGAAGATGGGAGAGAATCAGGTGGCTAAGTTGTTTGAGAAAGGTCGTTCCAAGGAGTTTGGTATGATTAAGCCAACGCTTACGAATCCTGATGTGATAATCGAAGTTCCTTCTCATTCTGCTGATGGCAATGAGGAGCGTTCATCATCTTATCTGTTTATCAAGACTTTCTTGGGTAAGAATGGTAAAAAGGTGTACTATTTCAAGTCTGTAACCATCAAGAAGGATGGTCTTGAAATCAGCATTAGCAGTCACTATGACAGAGTAAAGAGAGTAAAGGAGGCATTAATGAAAGGGAAGTTGCTATATCGTAAGAACGATGGCGCACAGACCGAGCAGAACCAGCCTTCTGCTTCTGTGACAACTTCCCAAGAGGATGCTGCTGGCTCTTCTGAAAGCAAAGATACAAACATTTCTTCAAACGGCAATGAAAATAATGAAAGTTTAACATTTGAGGATGGAACTCCTATCCCAGTTGATATGAATGGAGAGGTTGACCTTAGTCAGACTGATGCTTCTCATGCTGCTGAGTGGTATGATAATAACCTCGGTGAGGATGCAGATGATTGGCTGGATGGAGAAATCAAGAAGGCTAAGAAAGTATTGGAGCAAGCAAAGAATAAGAAGTTGGCTGGCACTAAACCTTCTGAGTTGGTTGCAAGTAAGAAGGAGAAGGAAGCTGCCATTGCTGATGCCCAAGCATATTATGACTCTGCAATCTCTATTCGTGATTCGTTGAAGGAAAGAAGAATTGCCGAGGAAGAGAATACTTCTGAGGGCAGAAGAAACCTGATTGAGAAGGCAAGAAGAAAGTTCGCTCGCTTGAAGAGTGCGGTGAAGGATGATGCTGAGGCTGTATCACAACTCTACCGAGATACCATCGGCTCTCTCCTTCATCGTCTGTATGATGGTACTGGCATTGACGTGACAGATACGATTCCGCTTACTGCTGAAGAGTATGTGGCTAGCAACCTCGGTGCTCACTCTCTCAACTATGAGGGAACAGAAACAAGCAAGGGTGTTAAGCAGGAGACAGGATTGAGCAGAAAAGACTTTGCTGAGACCCAACTCCTCGCCGCTGATGGCAAGGGAACAACCATTGACAACCTTGTGCATAGCTTGTGGGAGAATCGTCCATCTAACCTTGATTCACTCGACACACAAGATATTCGTAACGCCTTGCTCAGCATAATCACTAGCGGTTTCAAGGCATCGGAAGCAAGAAATTACATTGAGAATCTTCGTATTGCTAGGGCAGAGAATTTCAAAGAGGAGGAGAAGAAGGCGGCTGATAACGCTGCATTCGCTGAGGAGCAGAAGGCTAAGCAGGAAGAGGAAGATAAGAAGGCTGAGGAGAATGCAGAAGAGAAGGCAGAGGAGAAAACTCATAGCGAATCTTTCAATAAGATTGTTGACTTAGCAAAAAATCTAGAGGAAATCTTAGACAATCCTGATAATGTGAAAGAAATTGATAAGATTACTCACGAAATAGATGAACTTCTGGAGAATCTTTCTGACAAAGAATTTAAAGAGGTATCTGATGTTTTGCTGAATATAGACGAAGATTTAGAGTATTTGACAGCAGACGAGTATGAGCGAAGAGAAGGTGTTGAAGAGAGCAAGAAAGCTAAGGCTTATAATGAATCTCTGCAACAAGCAATAAAACGGATTTCACCTTATGCTGATGCTTTGAAGGCAGCGGTGAAGAGCGATGACAAGAAAGCTATTGCTAAGGCTCGGAAAGAATTGACTGATGCCCTTCTCGCAAGCAATCTTGGGCATGGCTATCTATCTGGGCAGTTGGAGTATGCTAAGAGTGCTAAGAAGAAGGATGAATCATATAGCGAGAGACGAGCATTAGTCAAGCCTTTGACTGATGCTATTGACGCTATTGAGAGTGCGCTGGATTCTGCTCTGGCTGAAGCTGGGCTTGAAGGTGTTCATGTTGACTTCACGGAAGGTGGGCATGGCTGGATTTATGCCGACAAGGGTAGTGCTTGGAGCAGTAGATTGAAGGCTCTGGATAATGACTACAGAAACGTATCACAATACGAAACTCAAAATCCAATATCGGTGCTGCCACAAGTTACCATTGATAATGTTGAAAAGGTGGCAGGTATCATCAAGTCACGTATTGAGGAAGGTGAAAGATACAACTCTGATGAGTATAATGATGAGGATGAGCAGACAAAGTTCCCTGACAAGTTAAAGGATGGTAGCGAGACTATTGAGGTTCCTGAGGATGCAACGGACGAGAATCCGCTTGGCTTGCAACTTAGCAAAGATAAGGTTCCGTTTGAAATTAAGGGAGAAAAGAGTGGAGAGACGTATGATATTAACGATAAGGAAGACAGAAAACGACTTGTAGCAGAGAACTCTGTGGATGATAAGGATATTCTTGATATTGATATGCCTAAGCACGTACACAAGGCTATTAAGGAATTGTGTAAGAAGATGGGATTGAAGGTGCAGTTCCTCTATATGGGTGCAAGGTTAAATGGTTGGGTAGAGAACGGAACAATGTATCTTGCTCTGGACGCAAATAAGGCTACCCAGTCTGTCTTTGGTCACGAAATGACTCATGCTATTAAACAGAAGAATCCTGAGGCTTACAAAGAACTCGTTAAGGTTGCCATGGCTGTAACAACAAAAAAGAAGTTTGAGGAAGACTTGGCTAAGATTTATCGAATCTATCATAATGCTTCGGGATATAACAATATTGATGATTTCGTTGAAGAGGTTATTGCTGATAACATAGGCAAGTTCATTAACGACCATGACTTGGCTCAAAGATTTGTGCTTCGTCTCAATCATCCTGTGTTGGCTACGATTCTTCATGCTATTCAGAAGATAAAGGGTCTGTTATATGGAGACCCATATAAATCAGTAGATGCCTTGGAGCGTATTGTTGAAAAGGCATACGTTGATACTGCCAATGGTCAGGTGACAAACTCCGAGACTGGCGAAGATGTTTCCTTCTCTCTACGTCAAAAGCCTGAACCTAAGAAGAAGGGTATCGGCTACAAGGTGTTCGTGCTAAAGGATGGAAAACTCTATCCACCAATGGTAGCGAACCCTGATGGTGCTGCTACTCCAGTGGGTGTATGGCTTGATGCTGATGCTGCTCCTATTGCAGGAGAAAGCAAGACTGGCAGACCTCAGGTTAAGCAGGGCGGCAAGGGGACACAAGGCGGTAGCGGTAAGCTAGCCTATAGACCAGGCTGGCATCTTGGTGTAGTGCCTTACGCTATCCAGTTCAACCGCAAGGATGCTGATGGAAACAAGACTCTTTTCCCAAAGAACTTCGTTTTCGCTGAGGTGGAGTATGCTGCTGATGTAGATTATCAGGAGGAAGCTCGCCAAGAGGGTATCAATCCATCGGGCAAGTATCAGCATTCTCTCGCTGGCTTGAAACATCTGCCTACTGATGGATATTATATGTATCGTACCAACCCGAACCCTGAGACTGACCCTTGGGTGATTACTGGTGCGATGAAGGTGAACCGTATCTTGACCAGAGCAGAGCAAGCGGAACTTGTGAAGAATGCTGGTCGTGAACCTCAGCAGATTCAGGAGGGCGATATTGTTACTGATGATGTCGTGAACAGCATCAATCAGGAGATAGCTGATGCTCCTAAGTTCTCTATCAAGACCTATCATGGCTCCCAAGCATCGTTTGACAAGTTCGACCACTCCTTCATGGGTAGTGGTGAGGGTGCTCAGGCTTATGGCTGGGGAACCTATGTGAGTGAGGTGGAAGGTATTGCCAAGGCTTATGCTAAGCAGAACACGGCAAAGAGAAATACAGAATACACGGTAGCCAAACGTGCTTATGAGGATGCCGAGACGGAATACAAGAACCTTACTAATTATATTGCTGATAGCGAGTTGAATATTAATATGTATAATATTCCTTCTTTGGAAAACAACAAGAAGAAACTTGAAATGTACAAAGAAAAGGGCATTCAGCATTGGGTTGAAGTGTATGAGCAAAGAGTGGAGAGAGGTGAAAAAACCATCAAGGAAGAGCGTGAGCGTATCGAAGAGTACAAGTTGAAGCAAAAGGAAGCTTATAAACTTATGGATGAAGCCAAGAAGAAACTTGACTCTATAGAAAAGCCAAAGCGTAATCTCTACTCTGTTGATATTCCTGATGATACTGGTCGCAACTACATCGGTTGGGATGAGCCTTTAGGTGCTGCCAAGATTATGCGTCTGCCAAAGGTATTCAAGGCTGATGGCTGGGAGTACAAGAAGGTTGGTATGTATGATACTTACAAGATTGATGGTAACGAACATGAGGTTTGGCTTGAACCGTCTTTGACTACTGGCAAGGAGTTGTATCGTGACTTAACGAATGCACTTGGTAGCGACAAGGCTGCAAGCGAATTTCTCTCCAAGGCTGGCTTTGTCGGTGTGAAGGTTATCGCTCTGCGTAATGCTGGCGGCAACAAGGAAGGCAAGATGAATTATGTTATCTTTGACGAGAACAATGCTCAGATTACCAGTCATACCAAGTTCTCGTTGAAGAAGGTAAACGATGCTTTCAATCAAAGGTTAGATGAGTTAGTGAAGAATCCTAACCAAAAGGATAAGATTCTTCGCTTGGGTCGCTCTAGTTCCTTTTTAAAGGCTGGTGGAATTGCTGATGCAGAAATAGAACTGGACTTTGATAAACTGATGCGCAAATCAAAACAAGGATATGTACATGAGCATCCTTTTGATGCAACTGATGTTAAAGACCTTCCTATGGCTATTGCAAACCCAATTTCTGTGTTTGACAATACAAATGGGCGTAATGATGGTCAGGTTATATTAACTGAGTTAAAGAAAGAGGATAGGAACTTTATTGTAGCTATACAGACAGAGAATCAAAATAGAAAAGGTGGTGTTGTCTTGAAAGTGAATAAGATAGTTACATTGTTCCCGAAGGATGCAAGAGGTGTCATCAACTGGTTTAATCAAGGAAAAGCCACAAATATAGACAAAGAAAAAGCCCTTCACTTTATCGAGGCACTCCAGAACCATTCTGGAACCACAATAACAGATGAAGAGCTTAAATCTGCTGCAAATATAATCAATTCTTTTGAGACTACCAAGGAAAATGGCGAAAAAGTTGATGTTGATGGCACAAAATTCTCATTGAAAGATGAAGAATACCTGAAAGCGGTGGAAGATGGCAATATGGAAAAGGCTCAGAAGATGGTGAATGAAGCTGCTGATGCTGCTGGCTATTCTACAGATTCCAGCTATCAAGGTACATCTGCCTTCAATGGTGCTGCACCTTGGGGTAATGGTTACTTCTTGACAAAGGACGAACGCAAGGAGGCATGGGATAATGGCGAGTTTGAAGGTGAATCAACTCTTGGTGATTATATCAATGATGATATTGATGGCGGCAACTTGGAGGAGTTGACTAATGCCGCATCTTATCGTGCAGCTGACCCTATGCGTAAGGAGGCTATTGATAACGTTCGTAATGCTATTCAGAAGAAAGCTAAGACTATTACAATGTATCGTAGTGTTCCTTCTGATGTGAAGGAAGGTTCTTTCCGAAATGGTGACTGGGTTACTCCAAGTCGTGCTTATGCTGTTGATAATGCAAAATTGCATGGATGGGGTGACGATTACAACATCATCGAACAAAAAGTTCCTGTTGATGATGTGTGGTTTGATGGCAACGATATTGCAGAATGGGGCTATGGTCGTGAGGAAGATTATATCAATGATACAGACTTCGCCTATAAGAACAGCAAGAACAACAAAAAGTTGCTTGATGCCGTTACCTATGATGATAATGGTAATGTGATTCCTTTGTCTCAGAGATTCAATGAGAAGAATAAGGATGTGCGTTTCTCTTTGAAGGATGAAAAAACTCTTGCAGGAGTGCATAACATTACTGAGGAGAAACTGAGAAAGGCTTTGAAGCTGGGTGGCTTTGCCAATCCTTCTTTAGCTGTAATTGATACCAACAAGACTGGTCACGACAACTTTGGAGAGATTTCCTTCATCGCTCCTTCTGCCCTTTTGGATAAGCGTACTGGCAATACTGGTGGTACATGGATAACTGATGCCTATACTCAGCGTTATCCTTCCGTAGAGCGAGAAATGAGCGAAAAGGGGTATCGGAAGTTTGAAGACTGGGTTGATAGCCTTGATTACCCAAGTGGAGCTAAGGCTGAGATTGAGAGACAGGCAAAGGATGCCCTAAGTGACAATAATGCTCCTGCTTGGGAGTTGATGTACTTGAAGGAAAAGGGTATTGATATTAAGGAGTATGATTCAAGAATTGATTATCGCTGGAAAGAGATTATCAGTGACCATCCTACTGCCGAGGATATTTTGAATAGTATGAAGACTGACCCTGAACTGAATGAAAAGGTTACAAGTCTGGCTAAGCATGCCATCATCCATCCTACTTGGGAAAAGGTTTCTTTGGAGGTAAGAAGAAAGATGTATAAGGAGACTGGTGTTAAGGCTAGCCCTATCAATCCACAAGTAAGAAAACAGACTAAGGAAATCTTTGAGCGTGACTATAAACCAACCTTGCTTGATGAGGATGGCAATCCAAAGAAAGAGGATATAAAGAAGGTTGTTGAGGATATTGTGAAGGAACATAACGACACCAAGAAGTATGACTTCTATCTGTCTAAGGTGAAGGCAAGCAATTACGTCAACAAGAATGGTCTTTATGATGATTACATCAGATGGCAGGAGAACAAACTGGATGAGTTCGGAACAAAGAACCGTATCTTCCGTGGCTATACTAGGGATGGTTCCCGAAAGTATGTGCCTGAGACTCTTGAAAATGTTTCAAAGGTTATGAGGGAAGAAGCAGATGGGCAGACTAATGGAAGCGAATATACCTCGTTTGGTAGCTTTATCGCAAAGTTGGCTAGTCGTGTTGATTCTACAGACGAAATGCGTGCCAACAAGGATAAGTTGTCTTCTAATAAGGATAAGGAAGAATTTTACGAGAAATGGAATGAGGTTTATTATGAACTTGCCAAGTTCTTGTATAATGATGTGTTCTATGGCGAGCAGAGACTTCACGATATTGTATTGCAGTCTGACCCTAAGAAGTATGCCAAGAAAGAATATGGCATTACCCTTACTCCTACCTTCATGAAGAAGCTGGATGCCTTGAAGAATGCAGTACAGACAGAGTTGAAGAGTGCGTACTTTGAGACTAAGTACAACAGACCTCTCCGTCTAAACGAGTTTGCTGCTGCTGTGGTTCCTGATAACTTGGGTGATGATGTACGCAAGGGTATAGAGAATGCTGGCTTACCAATGTATGACTACGACCCGAATAAGGAAGGTGACCGTAGTCGTGCCTTCAATGAAGCTATCAATAGCAGCGACAATATCCGATTCTCTCTCGCTGGTGAGCGTGGTGCGGCTGCTGCTGACAAGGCAGAGGAGCGTACTTTCCGTATGGATAACCTCTCCGTGGCAAAGGATATGGAGAAGAACAAAAAGAAGGCTAAGGCTATCAAGGCAGCTACTGGCTGGGAGCGTGGTGCTGATGGCAAGTGGAGATACGAAATGCCTGATGTTGTTCTCCGTGACCCGAAGGAATGGGTGAATAAGAAGACTCTGACTCTCTCTGATATTGTAGAGAAACCAAACGATTTGTTCAAGGAATACCCTGAGTTGTTTGATGCTTATCCAAAATTGAAAGATGTGAAGATTCAGAAGGGAAGAGCAAAGATGGGTGGTTCTTATTATGATAATACCATTACTTTGAATCTTGGAGGTATTCGTGAGGCAATAAAATATGACTTGGATATACATTATAAAATAGCAACTCGTCTTCTGAAAAGAACATTGGTTCACGAAGTTCAACACTATATCCAGCATGAAGAGGGTTTTGCTAAGGGTGGAAGCGAACAATTTGTGAGAGATGCAATTAAGGATGAATTTGAGAAAGTGATTAAACAGATAAGGGGGTTGAGGGCAGAAGGAAAGGAAGACGAAGCCAAGGCTCTTGCAGAGCGAAATAAAGCTCTTTATAATGCTTACGCAAACGAAAAGGATTCCTACAAAAACTACAAGTCTCTGTCTGGTGAGGTAGAAGCTCGAAACGTATCTGCCCGATTGAACATGACTCCTGAGGAGAGAAGAAAAACTCTCGCTGAATCTACTGAGGACGTGGCTCGCAAAGACCAGATTTTCTTGGGTGTGGGTGATGTGTCCTTCTCCCTCCGTGATATGGCTGACGGAAAGGAGAGTGGGGCGGCAGATATGGCTGAGGATTTGAAGAGTCTGAACACTCCTGATGAGGTGGATGATGCTATCAAGACTGCTATTGAGGATATGCCGAGCGGCTGGAAGATGGCTAACAAGAAGATGATTCATATTGCTCAGGCTCTGGGCGAGAACCGCAAGGCAGAGATTGCTGGCGAGGAACCTAAGTTCTCCCTGAAGGATGGCACTCTCATTAAGGCTGGAACATACTTTAGCGGTGGCGGTCTTGTTGAGGAAGGCTTGAAGGGTATCATTGACCCAGTGGTGGCAGTGGAGTATGACGAGAAGATAAGCGGTGTATATCGCAACAACTTCGGGCAGCACATCGTTACTGCTGATGTTCGTGATGTTGACCCTAAGGAGTTGGTTAAGCAGATAGATGGCGAGGTGGAGTACTTCCATGCCAGCCCAGTCTGCAAGAACTACTCTCAGGCAAAGAGTAACCATGCTGAGGTGGAACTTGACAAGGAGACTGCTGCTAGTACTGCCGAGTTTATCAATGCTATTAAGCCAAAGGTTGTGACCATTGAGAACGTGAAGGGATATAAGGATTCCGAAGCGATGAAGACTATCACCGATGCTCTGGATGCCAACGGCTATACTTGGGATGCAGATGTGTATAATGCTGCTGACTATGGCGGCTACACAAACCGAGAGAGATTGATTGTCCGTGCGGTTCGTGATGGTAAACTTCCTGCCAAGCCAGAGAAGATGGCACGCAAGAGCGGATGGTATGAAGCTGTGGCTGATATTATCCCGACCCTGACCGAGAAGAAGAATGGTGTGGCTCCTTGGATGGATATTCGCTTGAAGGCTGATGGCATTGACTGGATAAACATTGACAAGCCATTGTATGTGATGGGTAGTGCCTATGCTGACGGAAAGATTCCTCATGCCTTTGCTGATGAACTCCTGCCAACACTCAGAACGAAGAGTGGTGATGTGATTGTGATGCCTGATGGTAAGGTATATCGTGCCATGGGAAGAGTGCTCGCAAGAGTATCAGGAGTGAGCGATGATTACAAGATGCCATTCTCCGAGAACCTGAGCCATATCATCATCGGCAACGGAATCCCTACCCAGTTGACGGAACATGTGATTGCTCCTCTCTTGCAGAATATCTTGCGCCCAACTACTCCTGATGAAGGTAATACCAAGTTCTCCTTGCGTGGCTCTACTCCTTACGGCAAGCAGATGGAAGAGTGGATGGAGAAGAACCATTTAGAAAAGGGTGCTGTTCCTATGGAGAAACCTATCATGAAGGAAGGCGAGAATATCTTTGATTACGCCAACAGAATGGTAGAGTGGACTCGCAATCAGAACTTGTGGAAGACAGCTCCTAAGCAGACAGGATTCCAAGATGCACTCGACAAGTGGAAGGCTGACAATGGTCTTTCTCCTGATGCTTATCCACCAGTCCGTCCTCATCGTGAAAACTATTCAACAGAAATTGGTTATGCAGAAGACTTGGAAGAGTACAACAAGAAGAAGGAACTCTGGAAGTCTGCTCCAAAGCCAAAGGACTTTGATTTGTCCGTTGACTTGGAGGATATGAACAAGCAGCTTCGCAATATCAGAAGAGCGGTGCTGAATCAGAAGAACTATGACCAGAGAACGGTTAAGGCGGTATCTGACCTTGTAAGAAAGATGCTCAACATCGGATGGGGTGACGGATTGAGCAGGGGTAAGGTGGGTAACCTTCTCTCTGCTGCCAAGAATGCCACTGGAGCCAATGATGTAAAGAAGTACCTAGACAAGGCTATGGGAATCCTTGCTGAAAACTATCTCAACCGTCTCTCTACTGCTTACGACAACCTTATCAATACCAAGGGTGCAAGGGCAGACCAGAGCGGTGTGATTAAGATGGGTTCTCTTGATGCCAATGGTCAGGCTTTCATGAGCGAGTATAAGAAGGCTATCAATATGGATGATAAGTCTCTGAATAGCTATATCGCAAACATTGAGGAAGATTCTGCCAAGAATGAAGACAATGTGGAAATGAATGACTACAGACTGGCTGGCATTCAGGCTGCAATCATGTATAAGCAGCAGATTGGCGGCAATGATGCAGATATTGCTGAGTTGAAGAGACAGATTGGCGAGTTGAAGAATAAGAAGGCTGCTACCAAGGAAGACAAGGATTTGTTGAAGTCCTTGGAAAAGAAACTCTTTGAGAATAAGTTTGACCGCATCACTATGTACGAGAACCTCCTGAATAACATTCAGAGAATGGTGAAGGAAAGTAAGGGTAGGGCAAAGGAGTTCCGAGAGGAGATTACCGAGCACAAGAACGAAATTCTGCATCGTGCCAACTTGGATTTGGAAGGTGTGGATTCTACCTATTATGATACCACAACTGCCAAGAAGAAGCTGGTGAACAATGCCTTGCAGCGTGCTGTATTATCTTCCACCTATACTTTTGAGCAGTTCTTGAAGTTCTTCGGTAAGAAAGCAGCAAATGGCGAGGGTTACTTATACAACTACTTCACGAAACTGAACCAAGATGCTCTTGATGAGGAACAGCTATATAATGAAATGAACCGAAATGCCCTTGATGAGAAGACCAAGGAACTGTTCGGCAAGGAGAAGTTTATGAAGCTGGTAGGTATTGATGGTAAGGGTATGAAGGAAATGGACATTGAGGTTACTGACTACTCCAACAAGGAGACTGGTAAGCGAACCATCCATCTGAAACAAGGTCAGATGCTCTATATCTATCTGGTCAATAAGGAGACTGATGGAGAAATGAAACTCCGTGCTATGGGTATCACAGAGGAAGATGTGGCTGCAATCGAGGAAAATCTTGACCCAAGAGTGAAGGCAATGGGTGAGTGGTTGCAGGATGAATACCTTCCTGAATGTCAGAGAAGATACCAAGCTACTCATACTAAGTACTTCGGTGCTCCTATGAAGGAGGTGGAGAATTATTTTCCTCTTGCCATTAACAACCGAGCAAGAAACGTCAAGGAAGATGTGAACCAAGATTCTGATGCAATGAGTCAGTTGGCTGGTACATCTACTGGTGCTATTGTTACTCGTAGGGTGAATGTGATTCCTCTTGATATTGAGAATGCTGATGCCTTTGAGGTTGCCTTCAACCATTTGCAGGAAATGGAGGAGTGGTCGGCTATGCTGCCATTCAGACAAGACATCAATACGCTGCTGTCTTACACTCATTTCAGGAACCAAGTACAGAATATGAGTTCCGTGGCTTATGGTAGTGGTAAGACCTTGTGGGATGAGTTCAAGCAGACCGCACAGATAGCTGCTGGCACATACAAGCCAAAGGTAAATGCTGGTATGATGGATAGCAGGATTGCTGCTGCCATGGGTGGTATCGCTGTTGCTAAGATTTCGGGTCGCTTATGGACTGCCATCAAGCAGAGCCAGTCGGCAACGGTGTTCCTTCCTGAGTGTGACTTTACCCGATTCGTGAAGAATGGAGTTAACCCTTACGGCTCATGGAAGTGGGCGATGGAGAATATTCCTGATTTCAGAAAGCGTGTTGAGAATATGACCTATGGCGATGTAAAACTGAGGCAGTATCTTGACGAACTGGAGAAGTATCACGATTGGACTAAGGTTATTTCTAAATGGGGTATGGCTCCAAATATCCTTGTGGATGGAATCACTTGTGCTGTAGGTGCTCGCTCAGTTTATGAAACAGAGGTGAGCCGCCTGACCAAACTAGGCTATCCAAAAGAGAAGGCTGAGGAGAAGGCTTATTATAAGGCTGTGGCTGCATACAACAAGACACAGCAGTCTTCTGGTGGTATGTACTTATCGCCTATGCAGGTGGATAGAACCTATGTGTCTGCCGCTCTCTCACTCTTCAAGAATGCCAACTATGCTTATGGTCGTATGCAGATTGAGGCTTGCCGAGGACTGGCGAGAACCTATGACTTATGGGGTGGAAAGCATAAGACTACGCTTATTGAGTCTATGACCCGACAAATCATGGAAGAGGATGGACTTGACGAGAATACTGCAAGGGCTATAGCCAAGGCTACATATAACAGAACTTTCAGACAGAGCATCGGGCGATTGATTAACTTCGCTACTCTCGTTCCTGTCTCTTGGGCTTTATATAAGGTACTTCCTTACTTGCTCACTGGCGATGATGATGATAAGAAGAAGGATATGATAGAGGAAGCTGTGCTCAAAGGATTCTCCACATCTTTGTCCGACAACTATGCGATTCCGTTTGCATCGAACATTCTCAATGCAGGATTGAAGGTGGAGGATGGAAAACCAACGTTTGACCCAGAGGTGTTCAGGTATCAGAACCTATACATCAATCCTGCCACATCTGACTTGGCTAACATCTATTCGATGGTAGGAAACCAGAAGTGGTATTCTGTAGCAAACAAGTTGGGTATGCTTGGAGTTCAATCGCTCATAGGATTCAATCCTGAGACCGTGGGAGCATTATATCAGGCTTTCGCTGAGGCAGACTATGATAATGGTAATACGGCTAAGGAATGGCAGATAGGTATCTTGAAGGCTATCAGTGCTCCTGAGGAAAGCATCCGTGAGTTGTATATGGATGAACTGGGATTGAAGAGTGGAGATAAAGATGCCATGAAGAAGTTTATGTCTTTGGCTGGTCTTGATGCCGATGATATAAACAAGGTTCCATTGGCAGAACTGGAGAAGAGATATGCCGAGAGACAAATCAATCGTGACAATCTCCTTTCTCAGATTTTTATGGATGCAGAGACCTTCAATGGCTATGTTGACAAGTACCAGAAGTCCTTTGAAAAGAAAATCAAGGATAAGATGGATAAGTGGGACGAGTATGACAAGAAGAAGGCTGATGAGTTCTTTGATACTACTTCTGACCCTAAGTTAAAGGATATGATAGAAAAGAAACGTACCAAGGATGCCAATGCTGCTGCTGACGAGCAAATAGCTAAGGAAGGTCTGAATCAAGAGAAGAAGGGCAAGGAACCTAGCGAAGATGCTTACGATGCAGTAAAGATGTCTATTGATGTGGCAGAAGATAATGCTATCAGTACCTACAATAAGGTGCTCAACAAGCGATACGCTGCTCTGAATGATGAGTACAACAATCAGACAGATGCAATGAAGTACATCTTTATGAGTAAGCATCCAAACTTCAAGGCATACAAGGATTTGGAATCTGAATATACCACGTATGGCAAGAAGATGAAGGAGTTGAAGGAAAAACTGGTTTTTGCTGACGGATATGATGCCAAGCAGACAATCCTGAAACAGATACGTGCCGAAAGAGAGAAGTTCAGTGAACTGCAATCCAAGGTAAGATAAACAAAAAGGGGAGTAAGCGCAAAGCCTACTCCCTTTTTCCTTACTTGTCTTCATCCTTTCCCCAACCTTCGGGGAAGGTAACTTCAACATTCGGTTTCAGAACCTCGAAGGCTCTTCTTAACTCCAGCATTACCCCAATGGCTCTCTGAACCGCAGGGTAGTCTGTCCAACTTTGCAGGGGAGTAACGGCTAACTCTATGGCTGCCTCGTTAATCTCGTCACAAACTTCGTCAACGTCTCCAAATGTTGACTGAACCATCTTCATAAAAAGTGGTAAATTCTTGTTCTGTTCCATATTGCGGTTGAAACTAAAAAGAGACAGACTTACCTTTTGTTCAACGCACTCTACCGCAAATATGCGCCCATGTATCATTACAATACACAGAAAGGAGTCTGCCCCTAATATCCTATGCCTAGACAGCAGTTTGAACGTCTGCCATCATCAGCGCTTCAATACAAATTACATTTTACTTTGCGGTTGAAAATGCTTTTAATTTTGAACGAAGCAAAAGTACTCATAAAATCTCAAAGTGCCAAACATCGTAATAAGTTTAACACTAGTTTAACACTTGTGGCTAACCAGAAGGCGAAGACTGAGAAGTAATACATATATGACTATCCCCTGAAAGTGCTATGCTTTCGGGGGATAATTGCTTTCAATCTGAAACTTTTTACCCCTTTTTCTTGTGTGAATCTATCAATCTGTAAATTTTTATAAAGTTTAACTTTTAAAGTTGTGTATAAATGTAGCTATTTCCTAATTTATTATTATATTTGCCACCTCTAAGATTTTTTATTAAATAAGTAAAAGAACCTAAATCATATAAACTTTTAGAAAACAATGTCTTATGAGAAAAGTAGAAGACGAAGACCAACGGGTCAGGAATTTGTTTAGAGAGATAACTAAGTTACTCCCTGAACGCAGCAAGATTAAGACGGACTTGCTTTATTTCAAGTATGCGCCTATATTGGTCATGCTTTTCAGATGGTATGGTGTATCTCAGTTCTACGACAACAAGATGGAGATAACGCTGTGGTATGAAGAGAACGAGGAACCTATCTGGTTCTTCTACTTCATCACTTACATTCTTTACCCGATTTCTCTTTGGAAAGGTCAGGTACTGCACAGATTGTGCGTGGAGTGGAGAATACCGCTCTTATATGAAGCAGGAGCGTATGGGTGAGCGTATGCCTGATTATCGTGACGATTGGAGAAGAGAGCGTGAGGAACGTGAAGAGCGTGAGAACAGACGTAGATTCAATAACGTGAACGATGATTGGAACTACCCGAACCGCTATGGTGAAAGAGGTGGTGGCGGCTACAATGGTGGCGGTCGCTAGTGTTTAACTTGGGAGTTTTGG